TTTCGCTTGCCTTCCGTCGGTACATCGACCCTAGGCAATGGGTGTGACTAAAGCAAGGATTTAGCCTGTTTCCATTGCTGCACAAGGGCTGGAACGCGGTCGCCGACATAGTAAAAAATGTGCCATGGCTCTGATTGCACTTCCCATGTGAAACCGTAGGACTGGATGTTCTTGAGCATGAATTGCATGCGTCCTGTTTCTGATGCGTCACTGATGTCAACTGCCAACCCGAGATTATGACGGCTCGTGCCGGGTGCAGCCATCGGCGCGCAGTTCGGCTTTAGGTAGTAAGTGTTGCCTTTCCACACGCGCGTCGATGCGCCTTCGATCGGCTGGGTCTGGTAGCGAGCAAGAAAGCCTGTGGTCTGTGTAGAGATGCTGCGATAACAGTCGGCTGCCGATGTGGGCTTAAAAGTTTTGACCCCAGCCGCGAAGGCTGCGTCGCGTAACGCCATGTATGCATCAGCTGCTAGTGGGTGCAGTTTGCCGTATGGCTTAACATCAACAAGTAGGCCTGCTGGTAGTTCACCCGGGGTTACATGGGCAAGCGTTGACGGCATCACCAACTTGTGATAGTGACGCTCGAGTTTGTCTGGTACGACAGTGAGCGTGGGTGCTTTAGGCTTCGGGGTTTTTGCCGATGCCATAAGCCTTGTTTTTCGGGTTGACATAGCCGATGAATAGTGGTGCTACAGCTGCGATGGCTGCGCCGAGTAGGTCGTTGGGATCGGTGTTGCCTGACATGTAGAGCGCTACTGCTGCTGCAATGGCACTGTTGATGTAGGTTGAGATCATTGCTTTGTCACTAGCTTTCATGTGCTGCTCCTGTCGGTTTGGCTTTCTTAATTCCGTTAGATGCTAATAGGCCGCCGAGTGATCCAGTGAGGAACACGACAACGGTCGAGAGTAGGTCAATGAAGGCTGCGTCGTTGGGGGCTTGCTCAAGGGGCTGGTTGACAAATAGCAGGCCGTAAACGAATCCGAGCACAATGGCTGCAAAACTGATTGACATAGTTATGCCGACGATGAGGATTAGTCGTGCGTGTTTATCCTCTGGCGACATCACAGGCCGTCCGCGTAAAGCACCTATTCGGTTCGATGTTGACTCTTGTGCTGCTGCATCCATTAAGCACCGCCGCTACTACTGCCACCATAAAGAGCAGCGCCGCATACTTTGCCCATTTCATTACGCCTCAGGTGTAGGTACTGGCGGTGCAATAAAATCTTTTGTTACTGCATCGTATAAGTACCCAATGCCTGCATAAGTTTTGTTTGGTAAATCAAAAAATGTTTCTACCCATGTACCTTGGTAGCGCTCTGGGTTTGCTTCTAAAAAGTCGCGATGGACGACTGCAATGTTGATCACATAGTTGTTGTCGTCTAGTTGTGCAAAGTATTGATGGTTTGTCATGACTTGAACCTCACATAAAGAATGCCGCTGCCGCCTGATCCTGCCGAACCTTGAAAGAATCCGCCGCCGCCGCCACCCGTGTTTGCTGTTCCGCTAGTTGCTGCTGCTGTTCCTGTTGCTCCTGCACCACCGCCATAGGTCGCTGTGCCAGCGCTGCTAAATCCGCCGCCGCCGCCACCGCCGCCAAGTTGAGTCGTGACTGTTCCGCCTGAAAATGTGCTTGGTGTAATACCTGTTCCGCCAGCGCCGCCGTTATTGCTTGACGCGTTAGCACCAACACCGCCTGCACCGCCGCCGCCAGCACCACCGCCAGTACTTGTTCCACCATTAAAGCCTTGACCGGGTGCGCCAATACCGCCACCAGTAGTTGTTGTTGAACCACCGCCCGAGCCGCCGTTAAATCCTTTGGCGCTGTAATCGCCACGGTCTGCACCGCCGCCACCAATTGCATAGGAGGTTGTGCCGATGTAAGTGGATAAGCCGTTTTGCCCTGTTGCACCACCTGCACCAATGTCAACCGTGTAGGTTGCATCGGTCAAATAAACTGTTTGTTGTAGTACGCCGCCAGCACCTCCACCGCCTTGCGTATTACCGCCGCCGCCGCCCGCTACCGCAAAGACATCAAAGATTCCTGTTTTTGTAACAACAAGACTCGAGTCACTTGTAAAAGTAAGCATTGTGTACCCAACGCCGCCAACCGTAATGCTTGACGAACTACCACCCGTTGCTGTTCCGTAACCAATACCGCCACCGCTAAAAAAAATAGCAGCACTAGCACTAGTAAAATAAAGCGTGCCACCCCCCCATTGTGCCAACGCTAAAGAGCTAGCGGTTGTAACCGTTGCTGTGCCAGCCGTAATCGTGCAAGTGCCTGCGCCGATGTTTTGGATAAAGAGTGTGTCACCAGCTGCGAAGAGCGAAGTGTTCACCGTGATCGTTGTTGCCCCGGCATTGCTCATTACTACGCGAGTGCCTTTGTCTGCTGCTACCAGCGTGTAGGACGCTGTTTTGTTGCTGACAGTCTGGTTGTAGTCGTTGGCTTGCAACGCGTCCATCTGGGCAGCTGTTAATACTTGCCCTGCTACGAAGTCTTGTATTGCCATAAGTGCTCCTTATCCTAAGACATTTTCTGTGTCGATTGTGCCATATACCGCATCATCCAATATCAGCTCAAAGACCAGCGTTGTTGGGCTAGTAAACAGGGTTATGCGATGGCCTGTAGATAGGTCGATCTCGTGCTGGATGCCCTCAATTGCTAATTCTTGTGCCAGCGATGTGATCGTGTTGCCGCTAGTGAATGACTTTTCAATGGTGACCGTATTACCGATTTCGAGCACTGCCACAGTGTCGCGCTGAGCATCGGTGAGGGATGCAAACAGGGTTGACACATTGGTGTAACGCGCTTCAGGCTGGCCTACAAGCAGGTACTCGGCTAGGGCTAGGGCTGCCGTGTCGTTGTGGACTAGCGCGTCGCTGATCGCTGTGGTCTGAATAAAATAGGTCGCCTGCGATGTCAAATCTTCGGCGATCTCTGGGGTAGATGCGCCAGCATGCTGCACCGCTGCCCTGTTAATAACCTGATTCGCCTCAAACGAGATGCCTACATTGTCGTAAGGAATTGCTGTGCCGTCATCGTGAAAGTCTGCCACCGACGCTGAGAGCGTGTTGCCGATGCGGTCTTGGAATGTAAACACGCCATCGCGGGAGATAAAGATGCGCCCCTGTACAGACTCATTTATTTTTGCCATGTAGGCAGCAACGGATGTGCCGTAGGGAATGGTGTAAGCAGCTGCGCCGCCAAGCGTAATCGTCGAGGTTGCAATGCTGCGCTCACCCGGCAGCATGAAAGCATTGACTTCGGGCAGATTTAAGACTGCTGCTACTCGAGCGCTGGCAAGTTGCTCGCTCACATTAAACTCGTCCATGTAGGTCTGGCTCAGCAGATAAAAGTCATCGGCGCAAGCAACCGAAACTGTGTCGAGACCGCCCAGATTAAAGTTGTACGAGTAGTCAACGATGTAGCCGTTAAACAGTTCCTCGCCTTCGCGCGTGAGCACGACCTTGCGCATCGGTGCTAGACCCGGCACAGCCTCGTCGGTGTTGAAATAGGGCGACAAAGTATCGAACGGATTGAAAATCCCGCCCGTAAAAGTGTCGTTTAGATCAAAACTCATCGTGCCAGCAGTAAACTGATCGCCGATGTCTCTGCGTCCACGGAACACGCTGATGCCTGTAGCGCCGTCAATGACCGATGCAAACTCTGTCGTACCGTCCAGCACATACTCGGTGTTATTGAGCACACCCTTCTCCGCTGAGTCAAGCGTAAACGCGTCCACAAAGAAGCCTGTAGCAATCTTAAGATCGTAAGACCCTGACTGAACGATCGTGGCAGCCATCAGGCGACCTGTATTTGTGCTGGGCCGTCCACTCGGTTCATGGCTTTAATGCTGTTCACTACAGCACGACCGATGTCTGCTGATGTGGCTAGACCGCCGTTGACATTGACTGTGATCGGTGTGCCACGCTCAACCATGAACTGATCGAAGAGGCTGGAAAAGTCTGCTGCGTTGCCTGTGATGCCGTAATTGCCGCCAAGGTTGCCTGCATAGTTCTTGCTGAGATCAAGGACGCTTGAGGCCTTACCGCCGCCGCCGCCGCCTGATGGTGCTACAAGGGCTGACTCGATCATGCCCATTGGACTAGATGTAAAGCCGCCTGTGCCGCCTTCTCGAGCTGCGCCACCACGGCTGCTGGTAGTCGTACTACTGCCACCGCCGCCAAGTGTTGGCATCTCTGGGATGGTGTAACTGTTGCCGCCAATACCCGGCACCCAGTCTGGTATCTCAAAGCCAAAGCCGCCGATCGTCGAGTTCCAAAGTTCGGCGATGCCGTTAAAAATAAACTTAAACACGCTGTACATGTTTTCTAGGTATGTCTTGACTACGCCTACTGCAATCTTTACGCCTGATGCCATGACATCAAATACTTTGTCAACGATGACGCGCACGGTGTCGAACTGAAAGTACAGCGTCGTAAGGATTGCAATGAGTCCGACTACAGCGGCAACTACTAATCCGATGGGGTTTGCTGCTAGTGAGATGTTGAACAGTGTGTTGGCAACGGTGGCAAGTTTGACAGCGACTGTGTACGCGATAATCATTGCCGAGAAGCCTGCGATGACTCCGCTGGCGATCAGAATGAGATCGGTGTTTTCTTGCAGGAAGGCTGCCATGTCGAGCAGTTTTGGTAGCAGTTTTTCTAGCACTGGCAAGAACGCTGCACCGATTGACTCTTGCAGCTCTCCAAGTTGGATACCAAAGTTCTTCATGCCACCTTCAGCAGTGCTGGCAAAGATTTCAGCAGCACCACCGACCGAGCCTTCCAGCGCCTGCATGATCTCGTCAGCAGTTGAGGACGAGTCAATTACATCCTTAAGCGATGGGTCTAACTTGACAAGCGCAGTGGTCTGGCCTGCCAACGCTTTTGCCACAGCAACGCTGGCGGTCTCCATGTCGATGTTTTTGGCGGTAGCAAGGTCAGCGGTGACCGACATTGCTTGCTGGGATAACTCAAGCGATCCTGTGGCTCGTAGAAGGTTCTCAAGGGCTGGGCGCAGTTGATCGTCTGCCATGGCGGTCTGCCGTGAGAACGCGCTGATCGACTCCTCAACGGCAGCGATCTGCTCATCGGTTGCCTGTGTCGTGGTACGCAGCTGACGGGCAAGATCGGCTTGCTGTGCGGCATCTTCCATAGCCGCCTTGGTTGCAACAACTACACCAGCCGCTAAGCCTGTGAGAGCTGCTACAGCAGGCAAAAACGCCTTTTCTAGGACATGCCCTGTTTTGTTTGCTACGCCTTCTAACTGTTGAAACTCTTTGACAGCGCGATCGACACCCTTACCATCGAACTCGCTAATGATTGGAATAGATAAAGCCATTAGCCGACCTCTCTTTTTATTTCGTTAATTGTTTTGAGGATCATCTTTTCCATTTCGCCCTCAATGCCGCGTCGTGCTTTATAGACCGCTGGGCCTATCAGTCGAGTCCTACCCGGCATAGCCATTGCGAAGCCGCGCTCACTGCTCACGAAGTCAAGCGATTGACCTAGACGATTAGTTGTTTTGCGTCCTGCGCCCTCAAAGATGGCAGCTGCCTGATTCATTTGCTGGATCAAAATTACGCCCACAGCATTGCGTCGAGTGTCAAAGCGCATCTTTACGCCTGACTGTGCGCTAGAGACCGTGAATGGGAATACCTTGCGGCCTCGATCATTCCACTTGTATCGCATGTGAGATAGCGGTATCTGCGTATACGCAGCCTTGGCAGCGTTGATGGCTGGCTGTGCGATCGCTGTGGCTTCGGCCTTAAAGTCTTTTTGCAGCTGTGGGTCAATCTTGCGTAGGGCGTTGATCGTTTCTTTAACGCCTGCAATCTGGACGGTGGCTGTAGCAGACATGGTTACTTCTTACGGTGCATCTGCTCAAGCACATAGGTGACAGTGTTCAGGTCTCGCATAGTGAACTCAATCTCCTTTGGCCAGAAGCCTGTTAACGCTAGGACTTCGCAGAGGCTTCGCCGCCAAGTCCCTCGATGAAAGGGGTCTCGTCTGCTACCTCGTTGATAGGTGTAATGGTCATGTCAGGGT